AGGTCTTGACGACTACCTAACACTACCTGTAGAACGTTTGCATGGGCAAGAAGAAGGCAATTGTGAAGAGCGTGGAGGAGGCGCAAGCCAACCTCAATCACCGCTATATTGAGAAGCGTAAGCCTAAGGAGGCAGCGTTAGCCTTGGATATGCTGGCTAATGGGGAGACGTATGCGAAGGTGATGTCTACTACGGGTATAGGGTTTGTGGCACTATCGGCTTTGAGGGCGCGGCATGAGCGGGCTTTAGATGTAAGGCGCAAGGAGCTTGCGTTAGATGGCTTTGAGATGGCGGAAAGGATGAGGGCGTTGGTGGCAAAGAAGACAGAGATGTTGATGGAGGATGATGAGGCGTTGATGAAGACGCCGCTTAAGGACTTGACGCTAAGCTATGGCATTAGCGTGGACAAGGGCTTGCAGGCTCTTGGGGAGCAGAAGGTGGTGGTGGAGCATAGGACGGGGAAGCCGTCGCTTGCTGACGCCATGAAGGCTATTGAGGAGGCTAGGGCAGCTTTACGGAATGACACCATTGCAATACTCACGACCCCTGTTGAGCGAGTGGAGTCCGTCATTGAAGTGGACGGCGACGATGACGAAGGAGGGGACGATAGCGTGGTGGAGTCCCGAGTTGAGGGTTAAGGTGGTATATGTCCCTAGTCTGGAAGCAGCACCCAATACTGACGCCTCCTACGATTGAGGAGATGGCGCGGATGGACCCTAAGCAGTTGGTTCAACTGTGGGGTGTCTACCATGAGGCCATTGAGAACGCTGAGCGTGATCCCTATCGGTATGGTTTTAAGCTAGCAAATTGGATGGAGGCGGAGGATCTACTGTCTAAGAATAACGAGATTCTTGTAAGTGGCGGTAATCGTTCGTCTAAAACGAGTTGGGCTGCTCATGCGGTGGTGAAGGCGGCAATTGAGAACGAGGGGTCCGTTATAATGTGCTTCGCCCAAAATGCTGACGTTTCCATCAGACAGCAGCAGTCCGCGATCTACGATGCGCTTCCCGAGGAGCTTAAGCGCAAAACTCTTGGTACTGAGGAGAATGTCTCCTACACGCGAAAGAATGGCTTTAGCAAGTCGAGCCTCATCCTGCCGGGGAGCAAGAGCCACATCATCTTCAAGACCTACTCCCAGTTCTTAAATAACGACACCATCCTTGAGGGTGCGGAACTGGGTAGCCGTATCTGGAAGTGGATCAATGTTGGTGCGTGGTGCGATGAGTATCTAATTGGACCATCGCTTCTGGCTACGCTACGGTTCCGTCTGGCTACGCGCAACGCCAAGATGATTGTTACGTTCACCCCTATTGATGGGTATACGGAGGTGGTACGCGACTATTTGGAGGGTGCGCGGACGTTGGAATGGAAAGAGGCTGAGCTACTCAACCACCGGAAGGTTCCGTTCCTACAGGAAAGTAAGAACCGGAATGCGGGCATCATCTACTTCCATTCCCGCGACAATCCCTTTGGCGGGTACGAGCGTATTGCTGAGGATCTAAAGAATCGTCCCGAGGACGAGATTCTATGCCGTGCCTACGGCGTTCCGACGAAGAGCAAGAGTACGCAGTTCCCCAACTTCTCGGTAGAGGTTAACGTCGTTAAGCATGAGTCCATTCCCACCAAGGGACTCACACGCTACATGATCCTTGACCCCGCAGGTCGAAAGAACTGGTTCATGGCTTGGATCGGCGTTGATGAGGCCGGAACGTTTTGGGTCTATAGAGAATGGCCCGATGTAAACGTGGGAGATTGGGCTAAATGGCATGGCGGCAAGTGGATTGGTGGAGAAGGGTCCAAGGGGTTGGGTTATGGCATCAGGGACTATGTGGAGCTTATCGGCAATATGGAAGAAGGGGAAACCATCTTTGAGCGGCTGATTGACCCTCGGCTTGGTGCGGCCAAGTACCAGACGCAGAATGGGGCTTCGTCCATTATAGAAGACCTTGCGGATGCTGGGCTTACCTTTGTCCCGGCTCCCGGCTTGGACATTGAGGACGGCCTACAGGCGTTGCAGACCAAGATGGCCTACAATCGCAGGGTGCCCATGGATAGCGTCAACCGTCCACACTTCTACATCTCTGATCGGTGCCAGAACATTATCGCCGCCCTACAGGAATACACGGCGGATGGTGGGCCGGATGAGGCGCACAAGGATCCTATTGACGTGCTGCGGTATGCGGCGATTGATGGCATCCGCTACGTTGACGATAAAGCATTTAACAAAACTCGCAGAACTACAGGAGGATACTAATGGAACCTATCAATACCCCAATCATTGCTTTGGCCGACAAGCTGGGCAAGACCGTCAACGATTTGCTGGCTATCAAGAACAGCAAGCTTACTAAGGGCCAGCACTACACAGGCTATGGCAAGAACACCTATTTTACCCCCGAGGGTGTAGCCGAGGTAGAGCTTGCGCTAGAAGTGCCGCTGGCTGTTCCTGACAAGCTAAACGGCGTGGTGCTGCACCCAGCCCGTAACCCCGATTGGGTGATGGTAAAGCTGGAGCAAAAGGACGGAAAGATCCCGGTGAAGATTGGGCGGAAATACCGTGGTAAACTTATTGGCAAGCGCATCGTGATTGATGCAATCACAGACGCAAGCGGATCAACTACTTACCGTCATGCAGACCTCCGAGGATGACCCAACATCAAACAAAGAGTGGCTAAGTGAACAAGTGGATCGTCTGCTTGGGTTTGAGATATTGCATCGAACCCTACACGCCCAGTATCAACCAATCGAACCAACTGCCCTCTCCGACAAAACCGGACTCGACCGTAATGCGGCTAAGCGGATTGTAACTCACCTCCGAACTATTCTGAAATGACCAACGAAGATAACGCTGAAGCCCTGACCTACGTTCAGAATACTCCGAACGTCAAAGCACTCGTCGATGCGTTCGACCGCACGGCGAATGACCTAGAGTTCTACTTTGACCAATGCCGCGACAGCTATGACTATCGCCGCAACATCTGGCCGGGGAAGTCGGACGATCTTCGTAAGCATGGGCCTGATGCGTTTCCGTGGGATGGTGCTGCTGACAACGAGGCGCACGTTATCAACGAGCGTGTTAATCGCTACATTGCTTTGTTTATGTCGGCTATGGCTCGCGCTAACATTCGCGCCTATCCCGTAGAAAGCGGTGATCTTGGTCGCTCACGCACGGTGAGTGCGTTCCTCAAGTGGATGGTGGCTTCGTACATCCCCGGCTTTAAACGGCAGATGGAGCTTGGGGCCAACTACCTTTTGGAGCGTGGGCTTGTCGTCACCTACGTTGGCTGGCAGCGAGAGGATCGTACGTTCAAGCAGACTCTAACGCTCGATCAGTTGATGGCTATTAGCCCTGACGTAGTGAAGATGATTCTGGAGAAGCAGAACGACGCGCAGATGGTTGCGCTGCTTCAGGCCCAGTTTAACGGCATCCCGGAGAAGAAGGCCAAGCGTATCCTAAACGACCTACGAAAGACTGGAAGCGCGGAGTTCCCTGTGGTTCGTCGCAGCGTTGATCGTCCTTGGGTGCAGGCTGTTGCGCCGGATGGCGATGTCCTGTTCCCAGCCTATGCTACCGATCCCCAGCGTGCTCCCTATTGCTTCTGGCGTGTGCTAATGACCGCGCAGGAATTGCGGAACAAGATTAGCAGCGAAGGTTGGGACAAAGACTGGGTGGAGTACGTTATCGACAACTGCAAAGAGGCGGGAGACCCCCTCCGACTTGAACGGCGCAACCAGTTCACTTACACCACCGTGACGTACGATGCGTCGGAGTTGTATGAGGTCATCTATGGCTATCAGCGACTGATTGACGAAGAGGACAACTCGGAGGGGATCTACTGCACGGTGTTCCATCGCGAGGTGTTTGGCAAGCAGGAAACTCCTGACTATGCAAAGTTTGAACTGATGAATGGGTACGAGGACTATCCGTTTGTCGTTACCAAGTTGTCCGAGGACAACAAGCGTCTCTACGATATTCAGTCTGTGCCGGAAATGCTGAAGGGCATTCAATGGCAGGTAAAAACTGAGCGCGATAGTCGCACCGACCGCAACAGCTTGGCGACGATGCCGCCGATTATGCATCCGGTGGGTAACGCTCCGTCTGATTGGGGACCGGGACGCTATATCCCTTACCGCCGCGCTGGCGAGTTTCAGTTTGGTCCTACGCCTCCGTACAATCCCGGCAGCGTGGAGATGGAGCGCACGCAGCTTGAGCAGGCTGACAAGATTCTTGGCCTTGATATTAACAACCCGCTGTCTCAAATTCAGCAGCAGTACTTTGTGGATAAGTTCCTCACGCACGTCCGCGACGTGCTGCGCCTAGCCTATAAGTGCTACCAGCGGTTTGGTCCCGATCAGGTGTTCTTCCGTGTTACGGGTGTGTCTGATCCCCAGCGTTATAGCAAGGGCGACCCCAATGAAAACTTTGACATCATCATCAATTACGATGTGATGCAAACCGATCCCGATAATGTCGAAGCACAGATTACTCAGTTTTCTACGCTACTTCAGTTGGACCGGAATGGGCGCATGGACGTGGATATGCTTCTCGAATTGGCCGCAGCTGCCATCAATCCGGTTGTTGCTGACTCCATTCTTCGCCCTGCTGGGCAGGCGACGGACCAAATCACGAAGCA